TCTGCCATGCATTGATCTCTGAAAGATATGGCTTGAAGTCATCTTCATTGTTCCATGACATGGACTCACCCTCAACATTGTGTGACGATAGCCTTTCACTACCTATCCTGTTGAATCTGACTATTGATACCTCTACTACTATGTACTCAAGTTCAGCAGGTACAGAAGCGACTCCAAGCCTTAACTGAAGTCGCTGTTCTGTCATGCTGATTATGGTATTGAGCAATGAGGTAACCTCTTCTGTTGGGTCACTTATGCCAAGTAATATCAATACTTGTTCTAACATGGGTTACCCCTTTCTGTGATTAGTTTGTGGTGATAGTTCCCTTGACTACTCCTGCAAGTTCCTCTGCATAGAATTTTGTGCCTGTCAGCAGAAGTGTTTCGATTGATGCTCTCTCAAGCACTCTGCCATGAGTGATGCCTACAAGACCTGTTTCATCACTTGTCAGTTCGAATTCCTGTCCTACTGCACCATTAGCAGGTACATACGCACAATGCAGGTTCTCTTTAGCTGTGGAGATTACAGTACCTGCTGTGAGGGATGGGATGATGAACAGAGTACCAAGACCAAGGAAATCCTCTACATAAGTCATGCCAAATGCTGTCTGCATGGTGATTGAAGCTGTGCCAAGGTAACCTGCTACATCTGTGCTTGATACAAAGTGTACAGGTTCTACATCTGCATCCTCAAAGTATGTCTGAAGTGCATTCCAGTTGTTTGCAAGCTGTTTCTGAAGATTGTTACCTGCGGTTGCTGTGCCTGTGCCTGTTCCAAGGAATGTATTGAAGTCAGCCTTGACTCCCTTTCTTACCTCTCTGATAAGCGCACGATCTGTGTCATAGATAGCGTTCTCTCTGCCACTCTTCTGGATAGCTTCTGCTGTGGTCAGCTTTCTGAATTTCTTAAGTGTCATGGTGATAGGTGTTGCCACTCTCTGTGTTTCTGTGAGTGCAATAACATCACCCTCATTGACCTGTGCAGGTACAGTTCCCTTTACAGATGACTTATATACATTGATTGTGTTGCCCTCTGGTACTGCGTCCATTCTGCTGATACCAAGAATATCAGCAAGCGCACGATAAGAATTGTGGAGTTCATTTACAAGATCGATTGAGATTGCAGGTGCAATATCTGTCGAAACAGTTGTGTTAGTAATTACTGCCATTGTTATTATCCTTTCTGGTTAAATAGTTCCATATTTTCTTCTATGGCTTTAAGCCGTTTGTTAGGGTCTTTGATTGCAAAAATCTGTTCCCTTGTAAGAGCAGATGCACTACCTTTCTTTGGGTTGCCACCTGCAAGCTGTGCCTTTACACCTTTGTCAATCTCTTCTTTGAGTAGCTTACTGAATGCCTTGACAGCTTCATTGGTCTGCTCTGCATCAGAGGTGACAAGTACACTTATAAGTTCATCAGATACATTCAGACCATCATTGGCAAGCATATGCCTTGCGGTGGTCATCATCTCTGACCTGCTCTTCTCTGCCTTGAGTGCATCAAGTTCCTTTTTGAGTTCAGACACCTCATAGTCATAGCGTTCTTTCTCATTCATCTTTGCAAGCTTTTCAGCTTCAGCTACTTCCTTTTCGCGCTTCTTCTGTTCTCTTGCAAGCCTGTCCTGTACGATCTTGTCTACTTCAGCATCTGTGTACTTCTTTTCGGTTTCTTTGGCTTCTGCTTTAGGTTCTGCCTTTTCTTCTACTGTAGTTTCTACTTTCTGCTCCATCTGCTCATTAGTTTCCATGATTAGTTCCTTTCTTTTAAGTTGTAAGCTAAACTACCCATAGCTTTTTAAGTGTTCAAGGCTTGCACTCATTTCCATAGCTTTTTATGTCATCAATGCTTGGACAATAAAAAAGGGCATCTCTGCCCTTGTCAAACTGTATTGTGTTGTGGATCTACAGGTATTCTTTCAGCCTATCTCTGAAGAAGTGCGCCCAATAAGGTTGCTCTTTAATGAATGTCTGCACCTCTTCTTTGGTCAGCTTGTCTGGAAAGTCAGCAAAAAGATTGTAAGTCTTTTCTTTGTCAAATGAAAATTCCCAAGTGCCTATGGCTTCAGTTTTCACCCACCAAATGCGGTCATTTTCATTTTCCTTATAGAATTTGTCACTTGGCATAACCCATATCACCTTTCTGCTGTTTGCTACTTTCGGTATTGATATAGCCTAACAGATCCCTAAACTCATCACTACCTCTTAATGATTCCAACTCTATTAATGAGGTTTCAGATACTGTATTGCCTTTTGCCCCAAAGCGATCTCTTAATGTGTCACTTAATGTGCGCTCTGCCATTATCCATTCGCCTTTATCCCAATCATACTTGCCTGTGTTGCGCATACCGCCCTCAAAGTCATGCCATCCGTTGTCAGTTGCGGATTGCAGTTCAAGGTACTTGTATTTGCCGTTTTCAACTTTGGCTATTGCAGTATGTCTGCCTGTGGTAAACATATACTCCTTGCCCTCTTCCATTTGCTCAAGGAGTTTCTTGGCAGGTCTTATGCCACCTTTTTTCTCAATGATAGCATTTACACCTGTGAGTCTTGCAAGCGATGTATAACCAAATGAGAATATTTCTCTGCTCTTGCCACCTCTAAAGTCAAGAACATTTAGACCAATCTTGTTCCCTATGTAAGAGCAAGCAAGTGATATGCATGAGCCTTTTGTCTGGTCGCCACCACCAAGTCTTTCTATTATCTGCTGTTCACTTGGTTGGCTCTCCCATTCTTCAACGCTTCTATATTCTACGCCAGACCGCTCAAGCCTTTCCTGTAACCGCTTGCCAGAATTAGACCACTCAACATCATCTCTTGACCAATTCTTCAAAGCTGATTGTACCACAGGGTTGGCATATCTTTGTCGCTCCGCAGGTGACATATTGTTCCAATCGGATGTCCTACCGCCTTGGCTCAAGTAGTTCAGCCATGCATTGTAGTCATCTTCATCTACATAAGGTGCTGTGGTGCAATGGCATCTTGGGTGCATTGGTGGTAGTGGGTGATCCTCATTAGCTATCTCTGCACCCTCTACTGCGTAGTCTTTACCATTCAATCTTCTACAGATCGGACAGGCTCTTGGGTTTACTGCAAGGTACACATACCTTGTTACACCGCTCTGTCTGTATGAATCCATTGCAACATCCGTCTGCACTCTTCTTAACTCTGTAACCATCAACCTGTGCGCATCAGAGAATGATTTGTCATAGGCATATTCTTTCACACGCCTTGCCATCTCTCTTGATCCAACACCTGCTATCAGACCTCTCTGAAGTTGTATGCTTATCTCACTACGCAGGTTGTCCATGTTAGACCATATGCGTTCAGAGTATGTGGCATTGAAGAAAGATGCATTGACTATGTTTTCTGCTCTCTTGGTTGTGTCTGCTACACCCACAGTTTCGCCAAGTATACCTGCCTGTCTTTCTATCTCTCTTCTGGTGCGGTCTGTCACAACCTTTTCATAGTAGTCATCTATGTCATTGACACCTGCTACCAAGTGAACCCCTATCCTTGCTTTCAGCATCTCAAGGCGGTTTATCTTCATTGTGGCATTGTACAACCGCATCTCTGCATTGGCTCTGTCAGAGAAGTCTTTGTTCTTGACATACTCTTTGGCTAACGCTTCATAGGCTTCAATATCTGCCTGTGTCACACGCTTTTTAGCTTCAGTTATATCAATGCCCTCTGCATCAGCATACTTGCCGTAGAATCGGTTTATTTCGTCTTCAGCATACCTGTACATTTCAGCATATATCTTTTCAAGTTCCCTCTGCTGTTGTGCTTCTTCCATCATGTACAGTTCACGCTGTTGACGCTCACGCTTTGCCCAATACTCTGCATTGGCTAAATTGTTAAGTTGTCTTTGCTTTGCGCTATTCTGTTGTAACCATAGTTCCGTTGTTGTAGCCATACATATTATCCACTACACTTGGCATCTGGTCTGCTTCAAGTCTTTCTACTTCATCCTTTACGTTATCCACAACAGACAGCACTTTAAGCTGTGTTTCCTTGCTCACGATGCCCTCAAGGTTCTTGGCTACTGTAGCTTCACTCTCAAGGTTTGCAGGGTAGTTTGCTGTGAATCTGATTTCGATGTTTGCCCATGCGTCCTTGCTCACCCCATGCATCTGCGCCACAGGTGATGAGAAGATGATTTTGTATCTGTCCATCATGCTTGAAGTGAATCTTCTTGCCTTGGCTGTGAAGAGGTTCTGCATAGCTTCAAGCTTGTACCTTAAGGCAATACCGCTTGATGATCCGAAATTCTCATCTGATATGTTAGCCACCATTGATGTGAGGAAAATGTCTGTCTGAAGTCTTTCCAGAAGATGCTCCTGTGTTTCATCGCTTGATGGTTTTTCCATGAATTCAACAATAGGGTAGTTGCCCTCACTAATGTCACCATCAAAGTTGACTACCCTTGTTCTACGGATGTGGAATGTGTCATCATCATCAACACTTGCACCAATGACTTTCAAATATGCATCTGCGAAATAGTCAACGTCATTAGCCTTTTCGGATAATGCTTTGTTGTATGCATTGATCGCAGGTAGTGCTGATTCAAACAGACCCATGCGCTCATCATTGGAAAGATACTCAACAGCAGGTACATAACCGAATCCATGAATATGTTCATCATCCTCAAAGTGGTACTCACCACCCTCATACCAGAAGTGCCGTACTATCTTTGAATCGGAATATGATCCGTATTCATTGCCATCTTCATCCTTGTAATACCTTACAAAGAACAGAGGTCTTTCCAGAATGGAATCATCACACAGCATGAATGCTTCTGTATCTGACAGATATGTGATGCCTGTTTCACCATCTTCCTTGTTGTAGTACATCTCCCATGATGATCCGCAGATGTCTGCAAGCTTACTGACCTCTGCATTGAGGTTGTCACCATCATTTGTCTTGTTCAGATAATCAATGTACGCTTCTACTGTTTCATCTTCTGTGTCTACTTTCACAGGTATTCCAATGAAGAACCCATTGAATGTATCTGTGATGTACTTGGCATAGTTGACAGCTATTCTGTTGTCTGGCTTGCCATCCATCTTCTTTGGCAATCTGAATATCTCATACTTGTTTTCATATGCATCTGCTAATGGCTTGGCATATTTCTTCACATATCTCTTGTGTTTGTTGATGTACTTGAAGAGCAGGTCTTTGCTCATTTCAGTATCGTATGGAATCCTGTAAATCATAATCCGTATCTTACTCCCTTGTTCAAGGTCATAGGCTTTCTGCCCATCTGTCTGATCGCACTTGCTAATGAGTCTGGGCAATCATCATGTGGTGCGTGTTCGTTATAGTCCAGAATCTCTGCTATGTATTCTGGGTCTGTGTCCTCTGTAAAATAAACCCTACCCCAATTCTCTTTGAGGTAGGTGCTTATCTTTATGTGCTTGTTCATTCTCTCATGGTACGTCTGTGCAAGATCCCCATGATTCTTCAATTCCTTTGCCAAGTAACCTTTGTCTGCGTTTTTTTCGCACCATGTTGTACCTGCCCTGTATTTGGCTTTCAGACGCAGAATATCATTGATGCAATCGTCTACGTGTTTTTGGTACTTCTTGCCGTATACGATGAAATTACCATCCTTGATGCAGAGGATTGTGAGTGCTGTGGAATCTTCACCACCATAACCTGCATCAATGTGCGCAATGCCATCCATTGGCAGGTCTTTGGTGAATTGCGCATTAGAGAATAACGCATCTTCATCTGCTATGTGCTTCAGTTCGTAGTTAGCACTAAACAAGCTTGGTGACATTGAATTGCGCAGGTGCATTATCTGCTCTTCTGTCATCAAGCCTGTGGTGTAGCAATCGTACTTCTTTATGTTTGGCATCAATGAGAAAGCATCATCCTTGTGCCAAGGTGTGCCTGTGTTTATGATCCTACCGCCACGATTCAGCACATTCTGAAGTTCTTGGTACATCAGCTTTGTGTGGTCACGCTCTGCCTTGGATATTCTGTCCTTTATGTTGATGATGTCATCTGTGACTATCACATCTGCGTGTTTACCTGTCAGAGAACCATTGATGCCCATGCCCACGATCTGTGAAGCACCACCCTTGCCCTTGTATAAGTTCGTGTGGATCTCTGAAGCTGTGTCTTTCAGAACCTTTGCAGGTATCCCATAAAGAGCCTTACACATTTCTATGTATGCACCGCTCTTCATTATCTTGACTACCAATCTGATTACTTCAGTTACATCTGTGTCTGTCTTTCTTAAGAAGATTACATTCTCCCTTGGATGCACCAAGGCATTGATAGCCAAAAATACTGCAAGGTCTGTGGTCTTGTATGATCCTCTGTGTGCTTGTGTAGTTGAATCCTTTGAAGAGTAAAGCCAATCTTTAAGCCATGTATTATGCAGTTCGGTCAAGTCTTTGTAACCAAGAAAGTGACCAAGCCTGTATGGTTCATTCTTCAGCAGGTTCATTATCTGCTCTTTGGAAAAACTCATCCATTTCCCTCATTGAATCATCGTTTATTGTCACTTCATGCTTTTCAGTTGGCTTCTCTCCAAGACCATCTCTTACAAGTTCATAGGCTCTTAAGTTGCCATGCTTTGCCATCTGCAACAGGCGGTCATTGATTGCTCTTAAGGTTTCCTCATCGCATTGCTCTCTCAAGTCTGCATTAAGGCTTCTGTATGCTCTCTTGACCTCTGCGCTCTTTTCCTGTGCTTTCCTCGCTGTTTCCTCGTTAAACTGATGACCTTTAGCAAGGTTTGCTCTACTATTCGGATGTTCTCCCCTTGCCATGTTACTTGCTCCAATCTAATCCGCAATCAGCTATTATCTCCCAGAATTCTTCAATATCATGTGGCACTATGTAATACTTCAAACCTGTGTCTGAATACTCAATGCCTATGTGATGAAGTTCGTGTCTTATCAGAGTTTCTAACTGATAGTCATTGAAGTCTGCTATGTTAGGCTCATAAATAACTATCATGAAGTCATAAGGACAGATCCATTTGTAATTACTGTCTACCTTGATGCACTCACCATATACTGTCTTGTGGGATTTCTTTTTCTCTTTCTCTGATGACAGGAAAGCTATGAGTACATCTGACTCCCTTACATCTTCAAACTCTGGTAATTCTGTTATGAGCTTGATTGCTATTTCTTCATACTGTTGATTCTGCTTCATGTTTTCCCCCATAGCAAAAGGACAGGCTTTTACACCTGCCCTATGCGAAAGGAGTTAGTAAGTATTGTATAAGGAGAAATTGTCTATGGATGCATAAATTTGATTCGATCCCTTATACTTGTTTTCTGTTCTTCTGTTAAGGTCTGCCAGATGATGTCAGCAAGGTCTTGCCTTATTAATACTTTCCATTGCTCTCTGTTTCTTCTGTAGATCACAACAGGAAGTTCACCATGTCTGGCATCATCTTCAGCTTGTTTCATCCACTTCTCATCATAGACCTTTTCTTGTCTTTTACATTCGATGTGGATACCCTTAACTCCGATTACATCAGCATCACCATTTGCTCCAGAGTATTGCTGACCTCTTCTTGCTTCAAGGTGTCCTTGGTTGCGTAGAAGCTGTGCCAATTCTCTCTCACCGCTTGCGCCTTTGGCTCTGCTGTTAATCTTTGATGTTACCATTATACTCACTTCCTTTGTAAGAATCTGTAAGGTCATGTAGGGTGTTTGCTATCACCTCACCTATTTTCCATACCTTTTCATCATCGTCATAGTATTTGACCTGCTCGGTTCTGATGCTTGGTGCATTGAGTAACTTCTGCTCTAACTCAACAGGATTAACGCTATAAGGCTCACAGACTTCTGGATCGTTGCACCATGCTATAATAGGTTCTATGTCTATGTACCTACTCATTCGCTACTCCTTTCCTTTGAGTTGTTCGGTTTTTCCGAAGTGTTCGGCTCGCCCTTATCGTGCGTGTCTTTAACACACTCGTGCGTAATCGTGCGTTTATCGTGCGTTATGCCAACCATATATCCTATGAGATAGCATATAAAGCCCTCTGCCCAGCAAACTATAAATGTGGCTATTGCATACTTGTTCACCACTCGCCCTCTCTTTCTCCGTCAGCGCAGAAGAAATCTGCATCGTACACCAATCCGCAACCGCTTGCATGGCACTCATAGTCATCGAAGTCCTCTCTGTACTCTCCATACTTGCACTCTCGGCAACGTACTACTTCAACAAAGTTCTTGTTTGCCTTTGGTGGTTCGTTTTCTATATAGCGTGTAATTTTGAACTCATCGCTCATCGTCTGCTCCTTTGCCCAATCCATAAATTCTGCAAATTCTGCTTTATTCATCGTCTGCTCCTTTCACATACTGCATGACTTCTTCCGCTGTCAGATACCCTATCGGTTCATCGCTAAAGTTGTATGCTTCAAGAAGCCCTCTGTCTGTGTCGGTAAATGGGTCATATCCACCATAAGTGCCATACCCATGTATTACTGACCACCTCTGCCCTTTGTAGCGGAAATGCGTTCTGTATATCGGATATATGCCAATATCTGATTTATCTTCCCATTTGATATGTTCCGCATCGAGCATCGATCGGAGTCTTTGCATTTCCTCATTCATCGTCTACTCCTTTCATCCTCGGAGTGTAATGGCTCACTCCACAAGTTTTGCACCAATCGCCCACATCGTTGTAATGCTCACAAGTTGAGCAATCATCTTGCGGTCTGTCTGCGGATAATGCCTTTCTGACCTTTTCCACAACGGCACAATCTCCGCATCCTGTTTCTGCGTAACTACACTCTCCGAATATCGTCATTATGCAGTTGTGTTCGTTGCCATATATCATCGCCCCATCTGCCTTGCCACGTTCATATGCGTTCTTCCACAGCTTGTCGGAGTATTTCTTCCAATCATCGCTGTGCGGAATGTCCACAGATGGTATAGCCTCAATCGCTGTCTTTACTGTATATCTCGGACGTGCTAACAGCTTTAAGCACTCCTCTACTGCCTTTATCGCATCTTCTCTCTTTATTAAGTCACTCATTACTATCTCCTTTTGTATTCTTCAAATGTTGGACAGCTTGCAAATATTCTTGGATTGCACCACCTCTGAATCTTGTTGTAGATCGGATCACAATGCTCCTTGTCATATATCATTGGGTATGGCTGAAACCCAAGCACATTACCCACATAATCAATTCTGTGCAGGTCTTGTTCTATGGTGCTGTCATAGTTCACCAAGATGTACACCATGACCTTGTGCTTGTCATAGCCTGTTGCTTCTTTGAACATCTTCAAGGCAGGTTCTATGATTTCTTTGTCTTGCCATCTGTCATAGGCAAAATGCACTACATTCAGTTTTATCTTCCTTATCAGATCTATGTTCTTGTCGGTCACTAATCTTATGTCCATGCCTTGGTTGAATTCCACTTTGCTCTTGCTGTCCACTAACTGTTGCAATAAGTCTTTGTGGTTGGTACAGGCAAGCAGGTTAGGATCACACAAAACTATTTCCTTTTGCCCTTTCCAGAATTCATCAAGGTCTGCTACCTTGTAAGAGCATCTGCCCTCTTTGCTTGCTACATGGCAGAAGCCACATCCTCTTGGGCATCCCCTTGTTAGAAATCCATATGCAGTATCTTTGATGCCATACAAGTCATAGTCTGGGTAGATATGCTCTATCTCTTCTGGCAGGTTTTTATCCCTCTCTGCGTGAAACACTTCCTTACCATCCTCAAGATCTATGCAGTATCCACTACCCCCCCTATGCACTTCTGTTGCGTATACAGGTGCTTGATAGTCTGGTGTAAAGCTGAACACTTTTGACATATACACAATGTCATATGGCTCTACTATTCCATCCCAAGGGTTGTAGAATTCTGTTTGATCCCCTTGCTTCTTATGGTAAGCAGATAGTTTCATCAATGGCAGGTTGGGAAAGTTATGCCCATCCACATCAATCAATCCTATCTTCATACTTAACTCTCCTTATACTTTTAGTTAACTATCATCCCATTAAAAAACGAATGTCATTTAATGCCTTGCCATGTAACTCACCACGCACATACTCTTCTGTGTAGCAAATATCATCTGCTATGTCTTTCCATTCTTTGTCTTGGATGTATCTTTCAAAGAGTAGTTGCCTGTGGTTCGGATCTGTTACCTTGTCGATTGTTTCCAGAACCTCTGCCATGATTTCTTCTGCCACCTGCTTCTTGCTTCTCTTGGTTTGAAGTTTGTCAGCCATGATTGCATGAAGTTTTGTCTGTCGATCTTGCACAGTTCCTTTAGGCATCCCATCATTGTTTGAGGTTGCTGATGTAAGCTGTGTCCAGAGTTCTTCTATCTCAACATCAAGGCATCTAACCTCTTCCATCATTCTCTTGTACTGATTCAGATATTCTTTCGTAGTCATCTGTAAAACCATCCCAAGTTACATCACCATCTTGTTCTATGTTTGCCTTGTAGCAATGGTCACAATCCTGTGGGCAGTATTCACCATCGCACTTCCAAGGCTCATATGCGTAAAGTCTTACACTCATCTAATCACTCTCCCTTACTACTATCAGTAGTGCCATTATCACTACCATTAGCCACATTACTGTGTTCATGCTTCACCACCCATTCCAGAATATGTCCTATTGCTACCGCTATCCACTAAATGTATCTGTCT